AACCAAAGAGGAAAGAGAGGCCAAAGACACAAAAGTGTATGTGGGCAACCTTAAATTTGTGGAGGCAAAGCAACAGACTGCTGCTGCCAATGTACCTGTAAAAAAGTCAGCACCAGCTGCACCTGTAGAGGATGCAGAGATTGTTGATGATGATCTACCATTTTAATCAATTAGCCCAGCATATCACAGTGCTGGGCTTTACTTTTTAACTATGAAAAGACTAAAATGCAGAGAGGTCAGGGGTGTCATTTGCCTGTACAAAAATGACCGTTTAATCAGGGATCAGAAGTTTTTTAAACGCTATGACATGAAAAAATACATGAAGCAGTTTAAAGAGATCTGTGACCATTCAAAACCTAATCTTTATTACATCACCATCCTATTAGACATGTAACATGTATGACTATCAAACCAGCCTACCTGCATACCAGGAGGCACAGAAAAACATCAATTTAAAACAAAGCATTGTTTTAGATGCCATCACTGAACTAGGCACATGCTGTGACCATCAGATTGCAGAACACCTGGACTGGCCTATCAACAGGGTGACACCCAGGAGAGGTGAACTGATTGAGGCTGGCAGGATTCAGTTTGCATTTAGGGGAAAGGATTTTGAAACAGGCAGGACTGTAAACTTTTGGAAACCCACTATTTTTTTGCCCTGACACCAAAACTTAGTTTGGTAGTTACAAAACTTTGAAACATATTTGGAAAACGATTCATACAGTATTGGTACTACTGTATGAGTTTTATTGGTTAGTGATTTAACCAGCCCTTTGTAAGTACCATGCAAAGGGCTTTTTTTTTATTCTATGGCTAAAGATCCAGCATTCCTATTTTATTCCAGTGACTTTATCACAGGTGTGGCATTCATGTCTGATGAGCAAGTTGGAAAGTATATCAGGTTGTTATGTATGCAACACCTACATGGACACCTAAGTGAAAAACATATGATGCACATATGTAAAACATATGATGCTGACATTTTTGCAAAATTCAAAAAAGATGATGATGGCCTATACTACAATCAAAGGGTAGAGGATGAGATCAACAAACGCAAAAACTTTACAGATAGCCGAAAAGCTAACAGAATTAGCAAAAAAACAATCATATCATCTACATATGAAAAACATATGTCATCACATATGGAAAATGAAAATGAAAATGAAAATGAAAATGAAAATAAAGATGAAAGTAAAAATGAAAAAAAGGCAAAGCCAAAAGTTGAGATCACAATGCCCTGGACATCTGCAAAATTCATAAACTATTGGGCAACCTGGAAAGACTACAAATCCCAGGATCACAAATTCAAGTTTAAGTCAGCTGGATCAGAGCAAGCCAGTTTGAATGAACTGGTGAAACTATCAGCAGGCCATGAGGATGTTGCCATCCAAATCATCATGCAATCAATGGCAAAAGGATGGAAAGGATTTTTTGAATTAAAAACTGAAAACAATGCAACTACAAAAACAAACCAGGCAAGATCTAGCCATATCACAGACCAACAACTACACGAGGCATTTACTAAACGCTTTGGCAGTAGGTAGCACAGGACAGGTGTTCAATGAGATGTGCAGGTGGAAAGATAAGGGAGAGCCACTGCCTATGATGGTGATCCAACAGATCCCAGTAAAGGACAGGCTGCCTGGCCTAGTAAACACATACGGCATGGACAAAGTATCTGCCATACTAGCCAAAGCTATTAACAGGGCTTTGTCAAATTTCAACCTGAGGGTAGGCATGAATGCAGATCAGGTGATGGAACTATCACTACAGCTGATTGATTCAGCCAATGAGGATCAGCTGGCATTTGAGGACATCATGCTATTCCTGGATGGTATGATCAAAGCAAAGTATGGCAAAGTCTATGACCGTATGGACATCCCAACATTCTTTGAGATGCTGGAGCAATACAGGGATGAAAGGCACAGGCAGTATGTAAGATTCAAAGATGAACAGAATGCACAATTCAAATCCAGTGGTGATTCAAGCAGATCCAGTGATGATGTCACCAGTGAAAAAGAACAGTTCAGAAATGCCATGAAATCCTACATGCAGGAATCAGCAAAAAAAAGTTAGTAAAATATTTTGTACTATCAGAAAACAGAAACATATTAGCCCTATCCTATGAAAGAATTGACAGTATCACATATCACAAACACTGCCATCAAGATCCTGGAAACCAGGATGTGCTTTGTATGGAGGCAGAACAATCTAGCTGTCAGAGGCAGAACATTCACTGGCCTGAAAGGTGTACCTGACATCATAGGATTCCACAAATTTACTGGTGTGGCTGTTTACTGTGAAGTTAAAACAGTCAATGACAGAATGAGCCAGGATCAAATAAATTTCATGAACAGAGCAAAAACATCAGGATGCCAATGCCTGATTGCAACAGAGGAAAATGGAATGGTGTGCATCAAAGAATGGACAAACCCAACCCTATGAAAAAAGATACCATCATCACACAGATGTACCAGGATAAGGACATCAACCAGGCCATCAGTAAGATGCAGCCTGTAGAATTACAGGATGATCTAAGACAGGAAATTTTCCTGGTATTGTGTGAGATGGATTCAGAGAGACTGTGTGGCATGTGGACTAGTGGATATTTAAAATACTTTATTGTCAGGACAATGTTGAACATGGCAAAGAGTGACCGATCTACATTTTTCAACATGTTCAGAAAGTCATTTGGTGAGTATTGTGACAACTATGAGACAGCAGATGACCAGTCAGATGTGCATGAGGAAATGGACAGCAAGCTGAAAAAGTCAATGGGTGAACTGCACTGGTATGAGAAAAACATATTTGAGGACTATGCTGAGAATGGAAAGAACATTTTGAAACTAAGCAGAGACACACAAATCCCCTACAGATCCCTATTTAAAACTGTAACGAAGGTTAAAAAGAAACTTTCAAAAGCACTTAGAAAAGAGGATATGACACAGAAAAAATTGATAGGGAATTTTATTCATGCAGGCCTGGATGTGATGATTGACATCAATAAGGAAACTGACATGGACACATTGATTGACATCATTGATGAGGTAAATGAATTTATCAGGGAAAAGGTTGAGGGCAGACTGAAAGATGATGTGTGCATCAAGCAAATTGGAGGCCTTAAAATTAAAAAAGTAATATGATCAATCTACTATTAAACATCCTGGCATCAGCACTATTCAGCTACTATTTTATTGAAATGGGCAGATTCCCATTGAAATGGAAAATGAATTTCAAGCCATTCAACTGCCTGGTGTGTCTACCTGCATGGGTGGCACTGGCACTGTACATGTTGCCAATAGAGGCCACAGAGATCATCATTGTCATGTTTGCATCAGCAATCCTGGCAGTATTATTTAAAACATTAATGAACAAAGCATATGAATCAGGATCACATTGATTTTATTGAAAAGCACAAAATAAACTTTGAGACAGTTAAACTGGGCTACACCAGGCAGATCCCTATGGATGTCCTGCAAATGTATGAACACATTTACCATCAGTATTTAGATCCACAGTATGTGCTGACCTACTGGTGTGGTGGCTGTGTGTTTGACATGATCAAAAGGCTGATGCACTACTATGAGACAAATGTGGTAAATGCACAACCAGTTGTGCAACCTGTTCAGGAAACTGCACAAATTGATGTGCAGCCTAAAGCAAAGAAAACACGAAAGAAATAAAACCTACATACTATGATCACCACAATCTACTGGATTTGCATTGCAGCTGTCATGACAGCATTTGCACTGGCTGGGATCTATGACTTACTGGTGCAAATCAAAAAGCTAAAATGAGAATATTAGTCATCACACAACAGAACAGTGGTGTGGGCTATCACAGACTGATGATGCCCATCTACTACATGACAAAGGAATTTGCATTCTTTACTGACACCATCAATGATGAAATACTATCTGAGGGCTATGACCTGGTGGTAGTCAATAGGTACATACCTACCTGTCACATAGATGACCTAAAGGCCTACAGGGAAAAGTATGGATTTAAACTGATCCTGGACATTGATGACTATTGGCATCTAGATCCCTGGCACATCCTGTATGGTCAGTATGAGGCAGATCCTATCATTGAACACATTAAGGCAGCTGACCTGGTTACCTGCACTAACATGGGATTGAGGTATCACATCAGTAAATACAATGATAAAGTGCATGTAGTACCCAATGCCCTACCATACGGCAAAGATCAATTCACTGATGTACACACACCAGGTGACAGGATCAGGGTGGTATATACAGGATCAATAACCCATCAGAAAGATGTGGCACTATTGGGCAACCCATTCAAAAGGGTGCTGTCAGATAAGATGCTAGTCAATCAGCTGCATTTCACATTGTGTGGCTATGATCCAGGCAATGAGTTCAGTAAGCTGGTATGGCATAGAATGATCCAGGACTTTACCTGTGGACTGAAAATGCCAGGGGCTGTGAAAAAGGCATTGCCGATCACTGAATACATGAATTTCTACAATGAGGCTGATGTGTCTATTGTGCCACTGGTGGAAAGCAGATTCAACAGTATGAAATCAAACCTGAAAGTATTAGAGGCAGCCACTAAAAAGATACCTGTCATTGTCAGCAATGTAGATCCATACAAAGGATGCCCATACACAGTGAAGGTGAGCAATCAGACAGACTGGTATAAGGCAATCAAAAAAGTCACCACAGATGCTATTTATAGGAAGGAAATAGGTGAGGCAAACCATGAGTGGTGCAATCAATATTTCCATTTGGATAAGATTAATGAACTGAGACACCAGCTGTATAGCAGTCTCATTTAAGATATTCTCATCCTTAATTTTTTTTAATCAATTATTAACCAACGGAAAAAATTAATGGGGAAAGGATGAGGAAACACACACAGATTTATTTGCAGGGGATGGGGTATAAAAACAGTGACTTTATCCCCTGTGAAGTGTGTGGTAGGCAGGCAGTAGATATTCACCACATCAAAGCCAGGGGCATGGGTGGATCAAAGGATAAGGATGTGATTGAGAATCTGATGGCAGTATGCAGATCCTGTCATTTGGAATACGGTGATAAGAAACAGTGGGTGGATTTTTTAATTGAAAAGCACAAAGAGAAATGCTGTACACAGAAAAGGAATTTCTAGAGTATGAACTGAATCATGGCATAGGGATGCACAATGAGGCATTCAGGCAACTGGCCAGTAGTACTGTGTCACAGATTGCAGATCTGCCAGTCAGGACTGTCCTAGACTTTGGTGCTGGCACTGGTGTCTATTCTGATGCATTCCACAAAGCAGGTTATGATGTAAAGGCATGTGAACTATTCCAGTCACATAGAGACTACATGAAAGAGCATGTGCCACATGTGCAGATCCTGGATAAACCAGTCACCACTGATCTGTTGAACTTTATTGAGACAGCAGAGCATATGACTGACAAAGAATTGGACAAACTATTCAAAACAATAGCACCTGAGTACATTCTATTCAGCAGCACATCACAACGTACACCTGGATTTGATGAGGAATGGGGGCATGTAAATATTAAAGAGCAGCCTGAATGGGATGCCTATTTCATAAACAAAGGATATAAGCTGATCAAACCATTGGCCTATCCTACAAACTGGTCAAAGTTATATGGCAAAGGTTAGCAA